TTGGGTAACCGTTGGAGACGTTGGAAATGTTGGAGTTGTCCGGATGTCCCCGGAACCCGGTGTTTCTTGCTACGTGACCCATGTGGGCGGAATATCCTGCATCCGCACGACCCCGGAAAAACAACCATGATCCGCCAAACCATAACCCCCGACAACGAAGCCCACTGGCTCGCCCTGCGCCGCGAGGATCTGACCAGCACGGATATTGCCGCGCTGTTTGGGCTGTCGCCTCGGAAAACTCACTTTGAACTCTGGCACGAAAAGAAGTCGGGAGTGTGTGCAGAGTTCCAAGATAACGAGCGCATGGAATGCGGCAGGGAGTTCGAGCCCGTTGTCGCCAAGATTGTCGCTCGGCGCATGGACTGGACGATTAGGCCGATGAAAGAATACATGCGCATCGAAGGGCTGCGGGTTGGGTCTTCGTTTGATTTTCGGATTAGAGCCCCGGTTCCGTTTGTGATGTGCGATGCATGCCTCTTCGTTAGCAAAGGCAACGCTACGGCCTGCGCTTTGTGCGGTGGGCACGCCCTGTCCACAGACGCAGCGCCTTGCGGCGACACCGAAGCCGACGCCATCCTCGAAATCAAATGCGTAGACTTCCTGCAATTCCGAGACGGCTGGACAATCGACGAAGGCTTCATCGAAGCACCCGCGCATATCGAACTGCAGGCGCAGCATCAGATGCTTGTCTCCGGCCTGAAGCGTGCTTATATCGGCGTCATGGTCGGCGGTAACGATATCCGCGTGATCGAACGCGCAGTCGATCCGCAGGTGCACGCTGGTATCCTCGCAGCCGCCCTCGACTTCTGGAAATCCATCGACGAAAACAACCCGCCGCCGCCGGTCATGCCGGACGATGCAGAAGCCGTGATCGGGATGTATCAGTTCGCCGAACCCGGTAAACTGTTGGTCGCGCAAGATGATGCGGAATTGCTTGCGCTGGTGCGTGAGTATTTGGAGTTTAAGTCTGTCTCGAATAATGCAGCCGAGCAGGCCAAGGTGCGACAGGCTGAAATACTGCAGCGCATCGGGCATCACGAAAAAGTCATCATGCCCGACTTCAACGTATCCGCCGGCATGATCGGTCCCGCGACGGTTTCTTATGAGCGCGCGGGGTATCGTAATTTTCGGGTGACGGAAAAGAAACCGAAGCCGTAGTTTTTAACCGCATTTTCGTGCACAAATTATAACCGCATCTATAACCATCGCCCGGGAGGGCATAGAATGAAGATCCATCTTGTAATCGCAAACAAGAACAGCGGTGCCGAGCAAAAGTTTCTCGTGAAGTCGCACACGCGGGCGGGCGCCGAGAATTTCGTGCGCGGCAAGTTCAAGCCCGACGTTACCGCCAGCGTTCCGACGCAGCAGGAACTGGTTGACGCGCTCGGCGCTGGCATCCCCATCGAAGACGCAACGGCGCCGGCCGCTTCCGGTGATACGAGCTCGGACGATCAGGAGCAAGCCCCGTGAACGACTCCACAGCAATGACCACCGAACGCCAGCCGCGAAATAACGTCGAAGCCGTCTGCATGACGATATCTCGCCCGGACTTCCGCCAGCGCATCGCTGCGGCGCTTCCTCCAGGAATCGACCCGGATCGTTTTCAGCGCGTCGTGCTCACGGCGATCCAGCAAAATCCGGCGCTCGCCGACAAGGACCGCCAACAGCTTTACAATTCGTGCCTGCGCGCCGCCGCCGATGGCCTTGTACCAGACGGCCGCGAAGGCGCGTTTGTCGAGATGGGCGGGAAGCTGACGTGGATGCCCATGGTCGCCGGTATCATCAAGCGCCTCGCGACCGCAGGCATCAACATCGACGCGCAGCTTGTGTACGAGAACGACGACTTCGAGCAAACGCTCGGCGACGACGCGGCGATCCATCACAAGGCGCCGAAGCTGGGGCAGTCGCGCGGCGGAGAGATTGGCGTGTATGCCATCGCCCGCCTGCCGAACGGCATGGTGATGCGCGAAGTGATGGACCGCGATCAGGTCGAGAAGGTGCGCAAAGTCAGCCGGTCCGGCGCGAACGGCCCGTGGGCGCAGTGGTGGGGCGAGATGGCTCGCAAGACCGTGATTCGCCGGCTGGCGAAGCGACTGCCGATTCTCGATCCGAAGCTGGCCGAGACGATCCAGCGCGATGATGACCTGTATGACTTCGCCGCTGGGAACGCATCTGCTGGCGATTCCGCGCCGTCCCAGCCCGACCCGGCCTCAACTGGCCCCCGTCGCCCGCGCGGCCTCGACAGCGTCGCAGCAGCCGGCCAGAACGCAAGCGCGGTAGACTTCGACGCCAGCACCGGCGAAGTGATCGACAGCACGGCGACGGTGATCGATCAGGCGGCCGGCGACGACCATTTCTGAGGAGTGCATATCGTGTCAAACCATCCCATCGCGGCCATTCTGCTATCGCTCGTCATGATCGCGTTCGCGGCGGCAGCCATCGCCGGCCAGCGCAACCCATCCCCGAAAGTGAAACCGGCCGTCGCGCTGGTCATCATCCAGAATCCCGGCAAGGACGGCGTGATCTGGTCGGTCGGCTTTCAGCCCGGATCGCAAACGGACATCAATCGGCGCGTGCGCGTGAAAGATCAGGCCGAAGCCGAAAAGATGGTCGCGCTGCTGCAGGAAACGGCGCCGGGGCGGTATGTGTATGCGGGGCTGGTTGTGATTTGACCCCGCGAGATTGACCAACGAGGCGGCCTGTTATGGGCCGCCTTTTTTATTGAATTGCGTCTGCCGGCGACACGATGAATTCCTGCCCGCTGCGCTTCTCCATTTCAGCTTCCATGCGGCGCAGGCTGCCAGGGTTGACCGCTTCTTGCGCGTGCCAGAACACGAGGTAATCAAGCACCGGCTTGACATAGAACAGATTAAAAAACGGCGTGTTGCCTTGCGCGAATCGAAGCGCGGCCGCGCTCGGGTCTTTCCCCTCCACCGCGCGCGCGGCAATACCCGCGACGCCGCCCGAACCAAGCGCGTCGGAAACTGTCGGCCCGAACAGCTGCAGGCCGGCGTCGCCGAACCGGCGATCAACGATCTGTGAAAACAGCAGGTCTGAATACAGGCCAGCGCCGCCGCCTTGCTGCAGCGCGGCAACGATCGTGCGCGGGTCTTTCGGGTCGCGCGGTGTCTTGTTCTTCGCCAAATCCTTAAGCGTCATGCTGGCATAACCGAACATCGAAGTGGCCAGCACCAGTCGCGCCATTCCGTGCCACCCATTCTGCTGCCACTCGCGGCCGGCAATGCGCTGCGTGAAGGCATACGGAAACGACTTGAATTGCATGATCATCCGGATAGCCTCGCCTTCCGGTGTGCCGCGACGCGTGCCCATCTTGAGCGCGCCAGACGTGGCCGCATCCGGCGTCAGCACCAGATATCCGTTTTGATCCGCGAAGTAGTTGCGCAGTTGGCGCTGCGTCCCCCTGCGCAACTCGCGCGCGCGCGCAGGGCTCGCGTCGCCGGCCAGCTTAGCGAACGCCTCGTCGGGTACATCGTCCAGCGCGGACGGCGTCAGGAACGATTTTCCGTCCATCTCACGCAGCGCGCCGGATCGGATGATGTCCCATTTCGCCGCGTCGATTCCGTACAGGCCGAGTGTCGTTTTCAGTTCGCCCAGCTCATCAAATCCCCGGGCGGCCTTGCGCGCCAGATTCATCGACAGGAACTCGGCAGCGCCAGACCGCAGCGCATCCGTCCACCAGTGCTGCAAGTTGGCCGTGAAAAACAGGTGTTGCATCTTGCCAATCGCGCCCTGCGCGCCGTCGTCGATCGCGAATCGTCCGCCGCTGGTGATCTTGCCGGCGATGCTGTCGAACGCCATGCCAAGATCGGCCATCAGCTCCAGTCGTTCCGCAGTTTTTGCACCGGAGAACAACCGGGCGGTCGTCGCGCCGAGCGAGTCGAAAATGCTTGCACCCTGGAAGCGCGCGCCGAGCGCCACGGTTGCGAGGTCGGACACCGATGCGAACACGGACCCGCCCAGAGACGCCATGTTCTGCACGGCGCGGATTCCGCTGCCCCAGCTGGCCATCGTGCTGCTGCCCGGAATCAGCGTGCTGCCGTCCAGTTCGGCCAGATACCACGACTTGTACCGGTTGGCGGTTTCCTGAAACTTGACGGTGTCGCCCTTGCCGGCCGCCTTCATGTCGCGCAGCACGGCGTCGACGATGCGCTGGAGGTTCATCTCGTGGTCCGGCCCAAGCACGCGCATCAGGCCCGTCGCGCGCGCACCACCCTCAAGCCCCTGCATCACCGCCTCGCGTAGGTTACCCGAGCCGTACGCCTCGTTGTAGCGCGTCCAGGCATCGGCATCCTTGAAGTGGATGACGCGCTCTTGCGACAGCGCGCGGCCTGCGCCCGCAGGCAGCTTGCGCCCGCTGCGATCCTGCCCGGCTTTCAGGTGGATGCCGTCGGACAGGTCGCCCCACAGCCGCGCCATTGCCTTCGGGATGCCAGCCTCGTCGGTGTCCATGCGCGACCAGTCGAACGAATCGCGTGCCATGGCTTCCCAGCCCGCGCGGTCGGCTGAGATACGGCCCGGGTCGTGCGACTGCCGGGTGATGTAGTCGTCGAGCTTGCCGATGTTCGCGCCGGCTGCGTTCGCGTCCAGACGCGCAACCTCCTGCCACTTTCGGATTGCCTTAGCCATGCCGACCGCGCGCGGATCGATACCGTCCAGCACCGGCACTTTCTGCCCGACCTGCCACAACGCGCGCGCAATATCGTGATCCATGGCACCGGATGCCAGCAGCTGCAGGCCGCCCTCGACGCGGGAAATGTCAGCCGTCAAGCCGCCGATGTAGCTGGCCTGCAGTGCGCGCTGCTCTCCGGCTGCGGACGTGCGTGCGTTCTTGATCCCGCGCTGGATTCCCAGCAGCAGCGACCGCAGCCCCTCGATGGGGTTCTTGAACTGCCGAACGCGGCCGATGCCCTCCAGCGTGCGCAGTGCATTCTTCGCGGCATTCAACCGCACGCCCTGCGCCGCAGCTTCCGCCTGTTCCGACAGCGACTGCCGTGCGCGCTCTACGGCATCGTTGTAGGCCATGCCCGGATTGGCCTTCATCTCAGCAGCGGCCCGACGATCCACCGCCCGCAGTAGCGCGTCGATGTCCTTCCTGCTCCATTCCGGCAGCGCGGCCTGTACCAACTCAGCGCATGCACTCATCAGCCGGCCCTCAGCGAGCACAGCGCGGCGATTTTGTAGGCGTTGGCCTGCGCCTTGGCTTGCCGCACGGCTGCGGCGCCCTCTTCGATCATGTCGGCGATATCCTCTTTTTTCAATCCGGCGGCCTTGGCCTGCTCTTTCATCAGCGACTCGGATTCGTCGGCCGCTTCGGTTATGGTGGCCAGGTCTTCATTCTGCGGAGCATCGGACAGCCGGCGATCAGCGGCAGCCGATGCCACCCGATCCGCGCCGGCAACTTCGCCCGCGTTGCGCATTGCTGTAGCCGCGCCGCCGTCGATGTCGCCGTAATGCGTGAACAGCGCCGGGGTGACATCGATCGGTCGGCCGGTCAGCGCCTGCGCCATGGCCATGCGGAACATGCCTTGTTGAACGTCGCCGGGCAGGCTCGCGAGAACCGGGCGAATGCTGCCGAATTTGTCGGCCGCCAGCGCGTCACGGACCGACGCCGAAAGTGGCGTTTCTGCACCCTGCCCCAGCATCTTCGTCGCTTCGGCATCGATGTGCGTGCGCCAAGCATCAGGAATTTGCCCGGTTTCGCGATAGCTCGCAAGGTCGGCCCCGTCGGCGCGCAGCATGACGGACGCCTCATCGGCCCCGGTCCGGAATGCGTGCCCCTCGTCAGTTCGGTACCCAGGCCGAGCCTTGCCAGAGACGCCAGTCGAAGCATCGCCGAGCATGCCGCCGCGCTCTTTCGCCAGCTTGAGCATAGCTGTCGCGATGCCCTTGCGCTGGTGTCCCGGCTCAACTTCGATCGTCGGCGGCGTCCCGTCGTTCGCATACAGCAGCGTGCCGACTTGCGTATCGCCATCGTAGGCGACCACTTCGCGCAGCTGTTCGAACTCGGATGTCTCTTGCGCGCCCACGGCGGCTTTGTCGGTCAGCCGAAACTCGCCGCCTTTCGTTCTTGCATAGAACGTATCCGGGTCTGGACGCTCCATTTTCGCAGCAAGCGCGTCAGCGGCGCGAATCTCTGCAGCCTCGCGCGTCACCGGGCGGCCTTCCGCAAGCCGGTCCATGACAATCGCCCGCTCGCGCTCGACCTGCATTTGCACCGGGTCTTGCTGGCGCATGGGCGCGGATTCCGGGGCGGCAGCAGCTGGCGCCGCCCCGGCGCGATCTGCAGCCACCATCGGCGCCGCGTTCCACTTCCCCGGGCGCAGCATGTCGCCGAACAGGCCTGCGCCACCGTGCAGCGCAGCGCCGAAGAATGCGCCCCCGGCGATATTGGTCATCGAGTCGTACGCGTCATAATCGGCCTGCTGCTGCGCGTTCGCGGCATAGTTCAGCGGTTCGGCGATTGCGCCGCCCACAACGCCCTCTGCGGCACCGACGCCGACGCGGACTGCCGACCGTCCGCCAATGCCGCCAGCCCGGCCCAGCAATACCGCATAGCGCGCCTCGCCGACCACGGGCACGAACGCCAGCGCCACGTTCGACGGATCCACCAGCGAGCCAACGAAGCTGGACGCCACCCGCGCGGAGATGCGCGCGCCGCCGCCGGGCGACTGTTCCATGATGGTCTGCCGCTTCAACTCTTCGCGCTTGCGGTCGATCAGGATATCCAGCGCAGCGCGTCGAATTCCCGTGTCCGGAATGATCAAGTGCTTTTCCAGCCCCTCATCTCGCAACCGTTGCCCGGCGTTGGCCTGGCTCAACACCGGAGACGATAGCGCTCTCTGCCCATATGCCATCCGGCTTGTCGCCCTTGCGCGCGCGGTACGCTTTTCCATCACGAATGACTACAAGATCGCCTCGGTGAAGCTGTTCGCCTGCGCTCACTGCGTCTGCCATCCTCAGTACCCCGTTACTCTGTTAGCCGTGCGGCGGGATTCATTCTCGTTGTCTTCGTCATAGTAACCCCGAGGCGCACGGTACGCCACCCCTAGCATGCGGAATGCGTCTGCTGCGTGTGAGCAGTTATGAACGATTGCTCCATTGGATAGTGAGAACGCTTCTTCACCCGGAACCGTCATGCACCAAACGTCTGCTTGCTCGCTCAAGACTTTGACGCTTGTTATAGTGCGCGGTCTTGCATACCGAGGTGCAGAACTTTTGCGCGTTTCCGCTCTTACGAACAAGCGCCTGAAACTCGACGCCACACATTGCGCAAGGCTTTGGCTCTCGCTTCCATTTCGTCCACGATTGCTGACGTTCGGCGTGGCGCTTGTGCCATAAACGGCCCGCATCTGATCGGTGCCAATCGGCGGCAGCGCGGCGCGCGCCTTCGGTGAAGTGCTCGCTAGGCTTTCGCCCCCCTCGATTGTCAGCCCATGTCTTTTGTAGGTGCTCCTTGGCGGGAAGGCATTCCAAGTTGCTGAGGCTGTTGTTGCTGGTGCAACGGTCCACATGGTTGATGTGGCATCCCTTGGGGATAGGGCCGAAAGCATCTGCCCAAACCGCGCGGTGCAATTTCTTGCCACCGCGCGACCAATAGTTTTCACTAGGCCAAAGCCGGTACAGGCCACCATCGAAATACTGCGTGAGAGCGTCAAGGACGATAGGATCACGGAACCCGTCTCTAGGCGTTCGGCGGATTTCCAACCGCTGTCCGTCAAGAATAAATGCTCCGGCGTACACTTCACCGTAAGGCCGTCTGCAAACGCCACCTCCACAAGTGGGGCATTGCGCCTCGTTACTCTCGGGTTCTCGTATTGACGCCATCCGCATGCCGTAAGTATCTCCCCTCGCTGCGGTAGCATGGAGATCGGATGCGTTCCGTATTTCGTCAAGACCTTAGTGTCAGCCGTAAAGCACCAATCGTGCAGCGGGCGCGGAATGAACACCTTGCGCTTCTCGTCAAATGCGCGCCGATAGAGCCGGAGGGCGTTTAGGCCAACCTTGCACTCTTCGGCATCGAACCAGCATCGAGCGATAATCATACGGGTTGAGTTGATGCCGTCCACTAGCCCGATGTTCGGGACAACATACACGTCAAGGCCAAGCTGTTGAAGCGTCTCTTTGCGGCTGCGGCCAGTGCCTAGCTCTCGGACTTCAACGTCATGGGGCAGGTAGTGATCGCCCCAGCGAAACCGCCGCTCTTTGCCGTAGTCCGTGATGTCGCGCACGATGTCAGGCAAGCCTTGGCCTGATGTCTCGTAATAGCCGATAACCCGGATTTCCTGCCCCGCCACTTGGTAGAACCAGATAGCCGTGGCGTCGTCTATGCCTAAGTCCCAAGCCGTGTGAACGGGTAGCTCTGGCGCATGAGGGACGCGGCCAATGCGCTTTTGCTGATCGGCAAGCGTCAAATCCTTGGCGTAGAATGCCCCCTGAACGGCGGCGCTAAACGAGCACTCAAACTCTTGCTCGTATTCGTCTTCCGTCATGCGGCGGCGGGCGCTTATCAATTCGGCTGGCGCTAGAATGCCGCTCTCGCTCGCCTTAAGCATGAGGCGAAACCATTCCGGGTCTGATCCGGCTTCGTCCCATATATCCTTGAAGCCGTTCGCGCCCTTTGGTGTGCCGATGAACGTAGCCCGGCCTTCACGGTCTGTCAGGGCAGGGCGGATAACCTGCGACCATGCGCGGGGATCCATGTCGGCGTATTCGTCTAGCGCCACGTCATCGAGATAGATGCCCCGGAGCCGTTCGTAATTGTCGGCGCCGTAGAGCCTAAGCCGTCCGCCGTTGGGGAGGTCGCAGCGCAGCTCCGCCTCGTTGAACTGGACGCCAGGGATGACGCCGGCAAACTCATGCACGTAGCCCCAAGCCACGTCCTTGGCCTGGTTGAACTGCGGGGCGACGTAAGCCACGCGCGGGTTAGGCTTGGTGCAGGTGAGCGCCGTCTTGAGTAGGTCGTTGATGGTGGCTACGGTTTTGCCGCCCCGGCGGTGAACCACCATGCATGACCATCGCTGCGTTCGGTTGTGATAGGGAACGAACTGCGGGCGTGGGCTATACGGGATGGTGACTAAGCGGGGCTGGGCGCTTGCCATGCAAACACTACAGGGCCACCCTCTACGCCGCTAACCTCAACCTTGGTCGGGTCGCGCCAGTCCTTAAAGCAGATGCCCATGAACTTGGCATAGCCGTTGGCGTTGAACACAGCCTGAGGCAATCCGCACTGGGTTCTGAAGTTCTTAGCATGGAAGGCTTCGGCCAATTCTCGCGCACGCGTGAAAGCGTCCGAAAACTCTTCGTGGTCTTCCACATACTTATAGAGGCTGGACTTGGTGATGCCGAGTTCTACGGCCATCTCCACTACTGTGTAGCCCTCTGCGCCCATCGCAATAATGCGATCACCCATCTCAGGCTGATAGAGGGTAGGGCGTCCAATTGAACGCTTCTCGACTGCCTTCGCCTTCTTGGCGCGCGTCTTCTTCTTTCCCTCGGCACTCATATAGATCACGCTTCCGGCGACCGAATAAATTCTTGAGGGTTTAGAGTAGCATGGGGAAGGGTTAGCGTGGGGTTACTGCGAGAGCTTTCACTGTCTTGCGCTCCGCCTTGAGGCTGACGAGGATTGAGCGCACCTCTTTTTCGTCTAGCCCAGCAATTGTCCGCATAGCCCATAGGCCGGGTTGGGCTCGGACCATTCCCTTGTAGGAGTCAGGAAACTCTTCAACGTCCAGCGTGAACAGGTCGATGAACTCGTGCTGCGCTTCTTGGAGTGACAATCCCTAGGCTCCGCTGTCTCTCAGTGCTTCGCGAAGCGATAGGGTAGCAGTAGGAGCGGCAACCGCAAGCCCGGCGAGGATGTTTCCGCTCTGGCTTCGCGATGGATCGAAGGCCGCAAACCGTGAGCGCAAATCCGATGGCTCGAAAACAATATGGCTGTCCACTCCGGGGCGCTCGAATTTGTTGGTGTAAACGATCCCGTCGTATCCGGCTTCCTGTATCGCGCGCCGAACGTCCTCAGGCGTTTTATTAAACGGGTCGCGCCACTTCACATGAATAGGCTCATCCAGCCACGCCAACTGCGACGCCATTTGATCGGGCGTCCAAGTTTTGTCATCCTCTAGGCGGAGGAAGTTCTTGGCCCTCGTCTTCATCGGCATGACGTTGGCGCCCACGGAGAACTCGCCAGTGTGACGGGCCTCTATCCCTCGCGCGCGAACGATGTCCTCTGCTTGATCTGGCGTCCCTACGTGCGTGCCGAATCCAGCCTCTTGAGACATGCCGCGCCGGTCAAAGGCATCGACGTTAAAGCGGGTTCCGTGATATACGTCTGTGTCAAAGCCTGACTCACTAGCCCGCGCCATGCGCGAAGCTTCATCCATAGGAAGGCCACGCAACTCCGCCGTAGCAAACGCACGGCTTTCCCCTCTGGCAAGGCGCTCAGCTAAAGCGCGACGGAGGAGAGAGGAGAAACCGACCACGATCCTATTCTACTGCGAGAGCCAAGACTTGGGGAGCTTTCTGGTCACTCCGCTTACATGCTGAGCGGCTACGTGATCGCCTTGAGTTTTGATGACGGTCCAGTCTGTAGGGTTGAAGTCCGCAGGCTTGGTTGCGTTCTTCCCGAACTGGAAGTCTAGGGTAGGGGATGCGTCTTCCCTATCCATTAGGTGTCTGCCAGGGCTGTAATCCAGATTTTGTCAGCAGCCGCAGAACGGACCTTACGATGGATCACAACGTCCGTATAGGAGTTGGGGCCAACGTACTGATCGGCTTGGGTTGCGTCCTGACCGCTGCCAGCCGTGGTGATGCGAAAGCGAATGCCGGTCGTGCCGTCATCGTTCGAGACGCGGATAAGCCGAATGGGATAGTACGTCCCGCTTCCGTCTACAGCGGTATTGCAAAGCTGGAGATAGGTGTTCGCGATGGCTTGGCCAGCCAAACGGATATGAGGCGGGAAGACTGGGGAGTCGTTGCCCTCTGTAATATCGCTAAATTGAAAGATCGAGATTGTGATTTTAGCCTCCCGCGAAGGTCTTAGATTGTCGCTTAAAAGTCCTTACGAAACCGTTTCGCTTATCAGTTCTCGTCTTCCATTACCCAGTCTCGTGCGCCGGCAAAATCATACGGGCTAGCTTGGCGCATCACGGGGCGGGGGCCAGAGTTACGAAAGCGGAGAAGCTTTAAGTCCTCCCTTAGACCTTTGATCTCACGGCCTACGCTTTCCATTTCGGTTTCAAGGCGGGTGACGCTGTTTGAAAGCGTGCTGTGGTCCTTCTGCTTTTCCTCGACCGAGCGAACGCGCTGGTTTAGCTGCCCGTGGGAAAATGCTATCGCCCCGATGGTAAGGCCAATCTGAAGCAGGAAGCCAGCGAACGCCATCAGCGAGCCGACAGTGACGGATACAGTCCCGTCCATCCTAGAACGCGCTCCCGGTCATGCGACAAGCCCTTACAGCAATACAATGTTAAACTTGCGAGCTTCGCGCCGGGAGCGCGCTGCAAGATTCATATTACTGGCTACAACCGTAGCGTGGGCTTCATGCGGCCTTCAGGCGCTTTAGCTTCTTAACCTCAGCGTGTGCTGCTTCGATTTCCTTTGCGGCTTTGAGGGCATCGCGCTTAGCGTCCTTGCCGGCGCCTGGTTTGTCAGCCTCTACAATGACCCGGTGGTTGATCCGAATGGCTGCCTCTAAGGCTTCGATCTTATGCTTGGCGTTGGCTGCGTCGCGTAGCTTCTCGGCTTCAGTTGGAACGTGCTTTGGCTTAGGCGGGGGAGGGTTGGCCGCTGCCAGTTTCTTGGTTGCGGATCTTGCCGCCTTGATGGCGCGGCGGCTCGCAATGATCGCTTCAATTTCAGCCGTCGCTTCCGACATGAACTCTTCCAGCTCGATAGCAAGCGCCGCGTCCAGCATTGCCTCGAAACGTTCGGCGTTGGAATCCACCACATCGTTAGCGGCTCTGGCTTTGAGGTAAGCGTCTTCTTCTTGTCCGATCTGCTTCCTATTAAGCTGCCACATGATTTCCAGCTTCCAAACTGGAAAGGCGATCCCCCTCATGTAGCCTATGCAAAAGCAGCGAAGCGTTCGGCCCTGATCTCCGCCCTTGCGCTTTTCAAGAACGCGCCACTTGGCAAGCTCTGCCCGCGTAGCCGCCATCTTCACCACGAGACGAAAGACTTGAGCGTCTTCCGGGGTTATGATGCGGAGGTGTTTTGGCGGTGCGCGTTCGTCGTCCAACGGCGGGCCGCCGTTATGCCCGATGGTTGCCCGCATTGGTTCGTCTAGCGCCATTCCAGCGCCGATAGCGCAAAGTCCTTAAAGCTTCTTCACCACTCCTTCAGCGTCCCGCTCCCATGACTTTAAATCGCCGCAGGTCTTGCACTTATGGTGATAGTCGCAACGAGACTGAGGCTTGCGCTCTCCGTTCGCCACCCAGCCTTGCCGCGTCGCCTCCATTGCGCGCATTGTGAACTCCGCCTCGCAGTCGTTGCGTTGGCAGAAAAGGTTCGGCGGGATCGTCACTTACCAGCCCGGATCATAGCCATGTAGAGGCGAACCTGCGTCTCATACATGCCGTTGCGTTCAACCATAGCTTCCATGCGGCTGATGTCTGAAGCGTTGGCTTCTAGCATCCCTTCGGAGAAACCTAGATCACGCGCATCTGCTAGCCACTGGGCCAGCTTCTTGATGTCTAGCGTTACACGCTCAGGGAAGGGGAGCACATCGCTCATTGGGCTTGCTTTAGCCTCCACGCCACCATCGTTCCGGGCTTCGACTTGAATCCAACCTTAAGCCGCTGGCGCTCTGCTACGCCGTCAATCTCCATCGCTCGCAAGGTCGTCTGAATGTCGGTGATGTTTTCACCTAGCATTGTCGCGAGGTCGCGCTCTGGGATGAAGTCCTTAGCGCCGAACATCAGTCCCTTTAGAGCCTCGCTGCGTTTGCTCAAGTTTGTATCCCTGTAGCGGTTATCGCGGTTGGAACGGCGCTCGGTGTTCACTCGTCATCCCCGATGAATTGGCCGTGACCGAAGCGCTTAGGGTCTCCATTGCCAGTGCTGATGGCGCGGTGAACGGCTTTCTCTTCTTCGGTTGGCGGAGGCGCCATATCGCGGCGCAATTGTCTCACATGAGCTAGCCATCCCTGGCCCGCACGCTCATAATCAAAGCCCATCACTTCCTCCCGACAAGAGCGGACTTAACACGCTCCTGCAAATCAGCCGGCGTCAGCATAGCATAATCTGGAACGGCTACACGCCTCGCACGCTCACGTTCCGCTCTCGCAGCAATGGCTTCGTAATAGGCTGTCTCCACTTCCTCAAACCAACGGTCTTCTCCGTGGCGTTCAGTGTAGAAGCGGCGGGCGGCGTCCATCATTGGACAGGCTCCTCTGTTGCTGGCTCTGCCTTCTCAAGACGCATGGCCTCGTAAACTTCACCCATAAGCTTGCTGAGACGCAAAGTCGAAGCGGTCGTTGGGGCATTGTCCATAAGATCCAGCATCACATCGATGATGTCGCTGTATTTGCGCTCGCGGTCATTCATGCTCATGCGACTTTGCCTCTGGGTATCTCTTCGGGTAGCTGCGATCTTCCCAATGCTCAGCCGAGCTATACCGGTTCGTGTTGCTGTCAAAGCTGGCGTAGGCATCGCCCGGCTTACCCATGATGCGGTGGTTTTTCTTCTTCCACACGCGGATACGCACGCGCGTTGAGGATGGGTCCGGCGCCCATTCACCGGTTGTCTCGCCATCCTCATCTTTCTCAGGAACGGAAGGGGGATCGCGGTGAGAAGTTACGCCCATGTCCACGCCATTGAACCAGTGTGCGCTCCCAGAGATTTCATAGCCCTCAGGCATCGCATAGGTTCCGTCATCGAGCTTCCGCATTTTCGTAGGGTGAGCCACGATAGCTACGTGAACGTTAAAGGCTCGCGCAAACATCTTGGCGCGGCGAATGCTTTTTTGAATGTAAGCCGTCTCAGATTCGCGCCCATCAAGCACATGCTCAATCTGCGACCAAGGGTCTAGGATCACGATGCGGCAGCCGTCGCGGGCAACGGCGGTCTTGGCAGCCTCAAAGAACCAATCAAGCGTAGCGTCGAAGAACTCCTCTTGGCCGGGTCCAGCGAAGCCATCAGCGACAAGGAACGTCACTTGCGCATTCACCCAATCGGTAACTTGCTCGCGCTCATCGTTCGTTGCCTTGTAGGCTGGCCGACCCGTCAAGAAGCCTATGCAGTCATCCAAATAATCGCGCTGCGGCGTCGCCTCGAATGTGCCGTGTGCGATCTTCACGCCATCGCGGCGCGCAAGCGACCAAGCGATAGCGTTAAGTAGGGAAGACTTGCCGTGACCTGGAATGCCCGTCCAAACGGAAACCTGCATCGGGCAAATCGGAATTAGATCATCAATCGGTTGCAGCACGTCCGGCCGCCAAACCTCAAGCGGCGGCAACGGCGCCATCTCACGAATTTTATAGACGCCGGCCACTCGTACCCAACGTGCGCCATCGATGCACTCACGCACGGCATCTTCGCCATGCGCTTTCAGAACATCGTTCAGATCCTTGCAGCCACGCGGGTAGGTGACGAACTGGCAGCGAGCTGCGCCGAGAAGGTTCGTAAGGTCCGACAACATGGCGGCGCCAGGACCGTCTGCGTCAGAAGCAATGATGATCCGCTTGGTATTGTTCATGGCCGTGTAAGCGTGCTCGATAGCCGCGTACTTGCCGCTTCTGACTTCACCGTCAGCGGCAAGGGCAGGGGCGCCAATCGGCACGCTCACGGTTCGCCAGTATCCAGCTTGGATTGCGGCTACCGCGTCGAACTCGCCCTCAGTGATGATTAGCGGCTCATCCACCAACGCTTCATCGGCAATGCAATCGTAGCGCCAGAGGATTTGCTCGCCGCCTTTGTCTTGGCGAAAGGTCTTTTGGTCAAGCGCGCGGAATTTTCGATTTACCTGCATTCCTTCTCGCTCATACGGGAAGACGATGCCCTCAGTTCCAGCGCGATCTTGCACGCTGATTAGGCCCAGCCTTTCGCACAATTCCGGGTCCAGCCCACGGGCCGCGAGGAACGAACGCGCTCGGGCGTTCAAACTGCTTGTCTCGCTGACGGTTCTCTTCGCTTCGTTCATCGATACGTCCTGCCCACGCGCAATGGTGGCAATTGAAAACTGCGGTTAAATCGGCATCGGACTTCACCGAAAGGCACGGGTCTTTTTTGTTGCGCCTAGTCGGTGAGCACTTCGGGCAAGTCGTTTTCCACGAACGACCCCAGCCACGAAACGCGATGCCGAAAGATTGGAAGCTGCTCACGGAACTCAATACACGAAACGAGGGATGCCGCTGCGCTTGCTTGACGATGCACGCGGGATTGGATCGTTCACAGCCTCGACTGCCGCCTCAAGTTTCCCGTTCATGAAAACTTCCACGAGGCAGCAATACTTCCAGCTTTCCTTGCTCGTGTCCGGCAGCGACAGGTAACGCTTGGCTGCCTTGGTGATCGCCTCTGCACCGTAAAGTTCAACGCCACCCTGAAAGCGTTCAAACGCTTTGCGCTTGTCGCTTCGCTCGCGCCGGTTCTTCGGCCACGCCATCCAAATCATCTGAAATTCTTTGGAGTACGGAACGAGTTTCTTGGCCGTCGATTTTGGCGGAGCCGTCTTTGCCGCAAGCGCTCGCTCGTAAGCCGATGGCTTGGGGGACGTAATATCAATCTCGTTAGAGATTGATTGGGTACGTTCAGTGGGTCCCGTTCTTCTATTGTATGCGATGTCCGATGGGTCGGACATCGGGTGTCCGGCCAGTCGGACATCGGCCCCATTGTCCGACTCACAGGACATTGGCGTAACTTCAGTGACTTGCTTGCCAATGTCCGGCTGATTGGACATTGGCTTTTTGCCGATGTCTTGCTGTTCGGACATTGGCTTTAAATCGAGTTTGACGCGATACTGATTGCCAACCTTGCCGCGCCCTTTGGTGGTGCGGGGAGCAACCTCCAAATAGCCGATGTCCGAAGACGAAAGCTTCTTGATCGCGGCGCAAACAGTTGAGCGTGCGATGTCGAGCTTGTCTGTTAGTTCTTTCTGGCTAGGCCAACACCAGCCCTCGCCATTCGTGTAGGTGCCGAGCGCGGCAAGCACGACCTTATCAGCGTTGGTGAGGCGCTTATCGAATACAGCGCGGGCGGGGAGGATGGAGTAACGGGGACCGGAGGACATGCTGCTATCATGCTTCCGCTCGCGGGCGAGGGGCGTTTGATCGTTTTTCATGCGCGAGCCCCGCGCTTTGAATCTTTCTGGTTCGGGCGTGCGCGATCAATAGCTGGTGGTTGTTTCGCGCGCGTTTCTCTATCGGTAGCGCTGGTACGCTCCCACAAAAATGTGGGGACACCGCGAAGCGTCTTGGCTTTCTTAGATCCGACTAAACGGACTTCGCCCTTGCGCTCTAAAACGCGAAGGAGGTTAGCGGTCTCGCAGCCTCTAGGCTTCATGCCCATGCGGCGCTCGATTTCACGAGGCGTTGCTTGGCCGGCGTCTAAGGCTAGAAGGATCGCTTCCTTGAAGACTTGGCGCGCGCTTTTCCGTTTCACCTTCGTAGCGGTTCGCGGGTCTAGTGCCTCGCTACAGTGCGGGCACAAAATGTGGAGTGGCCCCTTGCGGCGGTTCGCGGTTCGTGCCATGTAATACAAGTTCCTCACGGCGCTTGCGCACCGCGTAAGTTGTGTTTGGTTCGACCGCGCCAGGGCATGGTGGTCTAGTTTTTGAAGGGCCTCGGTTTCGCGACCGGGGCCTTTCGCTTTTCAGGTCTGCGTCTGTTCGCTCCGTTCGTCTAGCGATTCGATGTGGCCGGGAACGAAGTGGCGCCACGCACCATTGGTGATGCGATCCCAATAGCCAGCGCCAATCTCTGCTTCGCACTCCATCGGCACGATAATGTTCAGACCGCGCTCGAATTGCAATTCTTTGCCGCGCCGCCAGTCTTTGGCGTGATCGCCTCCGTTGCGCCCCAGAATGTGAAGCGCCAGCCCCGAGGGCCATTGCGGCCAATTTCGGAATGCGTCTTTCAACGCCGCTTCACGGTCGCGCATCGTGCTATACATGCCCATCAGCCATCCTTCCTGTGGCGTTCCGCTTCCGTCATGGGCGTTCCCGAGGACCGGTGCGGGCGGTTACTGCACACGCCGCCCGCACCGTGCTCTCACTCTACCCGCCGTGGTGTTCGGAATCCGGCAGATAGAGCGCAGTTCGTTTAGGTTCTGGCGGCGGGTCTTCATCGCCCTCCAAAACCATCGTGTGAGCGTGGACGCCGTGATGGCCGGCGCTTGGGCCTAAATCCATCCAGCCCAATTCCTCATACGCCAGCACAAGCGAGGGCTGCACGTATCGGTAAAAAGTGAACTGGCTCACGATGCCTCCATAAGATCGAGAAGCGCCGCGCTAGAGCCACCACGCCCTACGTTCTGTAAGTTCTTCACGGCTTGCGCGAAGTAGCTAGGCTTCAATTCAAAGCCGATTGCGCGGCGCCCCATCTCAACGGCCGCGTAAACCTCAGAGCCGATGCCGAGGAACGGGGTTAGGATCACGTCACCCGGCGCCGACCAAAGATCAATGCAGCGTTCGATCACGTCGAGCTGCAATGGCGAAATGTGGACTTCATCTTTCTCGTCCCGGCCGCCGCGATATTGCAGCGTCCGGTGTTGATCGATGTCCATCCAAACAGGGGAGGCGTAGCGTTGCCAAACGAGAATGGATGCCCATTTCTCATAAGGCCATGAGTGCTCGCGTCCAGCCGTGTCGCGTTCATAGGCTTCGCGGCTAATGTCTAGCCCCGTTCCAACGTATTGCGTGAAGCCACCGGAAAGCGGCTCGAGGTTTTCGCCAGGCTTCCTAAACGTGACCACGTAATCCGCCAAGCCCTGACCGCTGATCGAACTATCCTTCTCAATCTGCTTGTGCAGGAGGCGAATGGATTTCGTGCGTTGCTGCGCGACTACGGGGTCTTTCCAGATGCACACTTCGCTATGGAAAATCCAGCCGGCATCAATGTAGGCGCGGATGATCTGCCCGCGAAAATCGCGCATCCCGATAAAGCCGTCTCGCGTCTTTGACGTTGGCAATTGCATACAGTGAACCGAGTGAAGTCGGCCGGGCATGGTTACGCGCAAAAGCTCTTGGATCAAAAAAGAGTAGTGCTCAAAGAACTCATCGTCCTCGCTGTTCGATAGGTCGCGGTCGAAATTGGAGAACTTATACAAGCCAGAGAACGGGGGCGAGTGAACCCCGAAATGGATGCTGTCGCCAGGAATGGCGCGGATCAACTCAAAGCAATCGCCCTGATAGATGGCGTACTTGTCGTTGACCTCTTGGTTCACGCAATTGATGTTTTCTGCTTGCTTCACGCGGCGTCTCCTAACCAGTCAGGTAAGCGCACTGGATCTGTTGGGTGATACTGTCCCTTATCGCGCACAGACCCTCGCACAATTTGGGAAGATAGATCGGCCATGTGGAGCACCATCGCAGCGGCCATGCGGTCTGCGTCGGCTTCCTTGCGCTTGATATTGGCGACAACGGCGCCTTCAATCTCCGAGGCGATGAAATGCACGTTGACGGGGCGGGTTTGCCCGAAGCGCCAGAAGCGGCGAATGGCCTGATAGATTTGCTCAAAGCTATCGTTTAGCCCCACGAATCCCGTATCGGCGCAGTGTTGGAAGTTCATCCCGAAGCCGCAGACGGAAGGCTTGCTCACCAGAACGCGCGTGCGCCCTTCCACAAAGTCCATAATCTTACGCTCTTGAACTTCATCGCTGTCGCTGCCCTTAGTCTCTACAGCGCCAGGAATGGCGCGTGTGAGCGCTTCGCTCTCTGCGTTAAGATTGCACCACCACATGAACGGACGGTCCGTAGGCGTAAGCGATGCCGCTTTGGCAACACGCTCATCAACCGAGCCACGGCGCGCGGCGATGCGCTCTTGCAGGTTCGATGCTTGGATGGGAAATAGCGTTCCAGTTTCCATGCTTGGAGCGTAGTCGGCCGCCACGATGTGTTGAAGCTGATTGAGCGGTGGCAAGTCATAGCCATCGTTCGCATAGCCAAGGTCTGACGGCTTGCGAAGCATGACGGCCCATGACGCCATCCACTTCCAGAACTCTTGCTCCGCATGGCCCTTCAAGCGCCATTTCTGCGTCTCGCTTCCATCGTGCGTGAAGAACGTAGCGAGCATGTCCGTGTAAGACATGATGCCTAGGAACTCAGCGTGATTGCCTAGCTCCATGTAATCGTTAGGCGCTGGCGTTGCGGTTGCGGCCAAACGAAACGGGATATGCGCGCACGCTTGAATAAGCTTGGTGCGATAGTGTCCGTCATAGGATTTGAGGATTGAGCTTTCGTCCAGAATGACGCCGCCAAACTTGGACAAATCGAAGTGATCGAGCTTTTGATAATTGGTGATGTTCGTGCCGGCGAGGCATCCGGCTTGGTCCCGAACTTGCCGCGCGGCGATGCCGAACTTATCCGCCTCGCGCACCATTTGCGCCGTGACGGCCAATGGTGCGAGGTGTAGAATGTCCTTACCGGTTTCGCGGTGAACCGCGTCAGCCCAAGCAAGCTCCATGAATGACTTGCCTAGCCCCGTTCCCGCAAACAGCGCAGCGCGGCCACGGCGCAAGGCCCATGACGCAATATCGCGTTGAAACGGAAACAGCCGTTCCGGTAAATCAGGGATATGCTCCAACCCAGTGGGCGGATCCATGATCGCCTTGCGGGCAAGAAAATCGTGATAGGCTACGTTGTTCAAGTCACGATCTCCTCAACCGCATATCTCAGCGTTTGGTTATCGAGAGAGGTAAGAACGAGAGCCAAGACTTTCTCAGGCTCAACGTCATAGTCGTCCGCTACGGTTTTAATC